TAATCCGTACCTTTTCCTTCCCGGATATACAAAATCATCGGTGTAAATATCTGTTAATCTATGTCTATCAAGGGCCATTATTTGCCTCCACTTGTACTAAATTTGAAATGGCCATGAGGTAAATCTGCCCACACTCCCATGTCTCCCGTAGACGACCACCCTCCCCCAAAATGTGCAGTAAAAACAAAACTAATCTCTGCCCACATTGGGAAACCTTTTTTATCAAATACATCTCCCCAAGTAACATTTACATCAGTAACAAACCCAAACCTCTCAAACCACCAATTATCCCAATTACCTATTCGCACTTTAGAGGTATAAAGTTTAAGCCCAGAAACACCCCCGTCAGGCCCGTCAAAAGCTGTAGGAGGTACAGCAAAAGAATACAGTTGTTCCACCTCTGTACGTAACGCCTCCGCATTATAAGGGCTTCCCTCTGCTTTCAAGCCACACACCAATTTCGTAGTTATATTTAATGGCTTAACCTCTCCCCCTTTATACGAAAAATAGATGGGGTGAGAAAGTTTATAAGTCCCAGCTATAGGTTTTATATCCGCTTTATACCCATCAGACCATTGTTCAGATAAAGGCAATATAACACCTGACCCCCTAAGTTTTTTGTTACTTATATATACGACAGGGGTCACATAACTATCGGACATTATCAAAACCTCGATAAAGAAATTAAATCGGGGTACATAGAATTTTTTCTACTTGTTTCTACTAACAATTCTTCCAACTTATCTACGACATCCTTATTATCCCTTTTAGGGACATTCACTACCACTTCAGGCTTTTTAGGCATATACCTATCCAGAATCTTATAAGTTTCAGAATTTAAAGACAAAGGTTTTGATGTTAAAGGTAAAACCGCTTCAGGATAACCTGCCTCTCCTATGATTGCCTCAGTAGGCCCAGTAACAACACCTCCTTCTGCAAATTCAGGTTTTGCCTCCCTCACACCATCTAAAGCAATATCCGAGACTAACGGTATAGCATTATACGCAGATACAGCAGTTTCTACAAACCACCAAATTATGTCTACAATAATACTCATAACAGAGCCTATTTTTTTTGCCATCCAATCAAATACGCTTACTGTGCCCTCTATTATAGGCAGTACTACATTCGTCAACACCCAAGCAAAGGCTTTCATCTGTAAAGTAAACAAGAACAAAGTAGGCAATATCGCTACCTTAATAATTTTAGCAAGAAAAGTTAATCCAAAAACCAACATTTTCATATTATTCTTTACAAGTTTACCTATAACATCTGCAAGAATAACTAAAACAGGCATCAAAGCATCAATAATAGGAGTTAAAACCATCATCAAAACATCAGCCAACATTGCAATGACAGGAACCAGTGCATCTATTACAGGCATTAAAACCGCTATCAGAATATCAATTAACACTTTAACTACAGGCATAAGAGCCTCTACCAACTTCAAAACTATATCAATTACAAGTTGCAGAACAGGCAATAACGCCATTACTATCTGCATACCCAATTCCCACAAAATACCCATAAGTTCCATGATGGGAGGTATTAAAGGAATAATCATATTCGCTAAAGTTTGAAACGCCTCTGTTATCAAAGGGATAATATTATCAATTATCGGCATTAAAGTATCCGACAAAGTTTTAAAAACGTCTGCTATAATAGGAAAAAGTTGATCTATCAAAGGCATAAAAGCAGTAACAACCTCCGTCAACATCATCTGTAAAGGAACAAATAAAGGCTCTAATTGGTCTTGTATCATCTCTATAATCCCGCCAAGTGCATCAGCTAGGAGTTTAACAATAGACATAGCCCCCAATAAAGGAGCAAAACCTTTCAGCACAGTCTTACCCAAACCCCCAATAGATTTACCTATACTTGCAAAAAGATTCTTAGAACTTTTAGCCTCTTTAGAGCCTCCTCCGGCTTTAGCCTCTTTAGAGTCTCCTCCCGAACCTGTCCTCTGGGCTGCGCCAAGCATACTATCAAATTTTCTGCCCTCATCCTGCCCCCTCATTATTTGTAATTGTTCCGGAGATACATTCAAATGTAATTCTTTTGAAAGTTCCTCTGCTAACTCCGCATACAGTGTCTCCCCCATACCCCCACCAGCATTTACAGCTGCTTCTATCAAAGAGAATTTCAAAGACTCTCCCATCTCATCTCCTGAATCTGAAAATTGAGAGCGGAAAGCCTTGAGCATAGTAGGAATCTGACTTGTTTCAACATCTTTAAAAGCATCAAAGAAGGTAGAAGTAATAGTAACTCCAAAAGTTTCTTCTATCTTCTTGCCCGTGTCTTCCAAACTATACCCCAACCCGGATAATTCTTCTTTATATTTAATTATATCTGTTAAGTAGCCTGCAACTGCCCCTTTAGTCCTTACTTTCTCCTGCATAGGTTTGAGGATGTGCGTCTGATACATTTTAGAAAAAGTTGGGCCTAAAGTTTTAGCCTTTGACACAAAAGTTTTCCACACATCAGACATCTTCAACGTAGCAGACTTAAACCTGTCTGATGCCGTATCTTTAAATTCTGTCTGAAATCTGAATGCTTGTTCAGTAGGGCCGGGCATAACTTCTTTCTCTTAATTTACATGCGGAAAATATGTTATAGTCGGTTGGTGTTCTATCAATCTACATTTCTTTGGTACAGATGCTGTAGGCCCCCCCTTTAACATATACAAAAGTTTAGGAGATAATTAATGCTTAAGTTTTTTCAAACCTTCTTGCTCCTGTTCAGCCATCTCTTCTCTAATCTTAAAAACACTGGCTAATTCAAAAGCCGTCAGTTCATCCGATACAAGAAAAGAGATATTAAATTCTTTACTCAGTACAACCTGCTTAAGCAAAAGATTGTTATATTCTAACTCATTCTTTTCTTGGTAATTTATAAACAAGAACTGCTCTAAAAAAAAAGGCTGTTTACTTTTATGGGGACGAGTATCTCTTGCCCACACCCATTACAACAAATCTTCTTCTCTAGTTTAATACCACAATCATGTTCTTCTATTACATCTCGAACAGTCTGCAAATCAAAACTATACAGGTCATCCATAAAAGCAATAGAATCCAGCCAAGAAGAATCTTTTCCGTCAATAGAGACAACCTGACGAGCCATAGAATAAATATAATCATCCCCTCCTGAACCTTTTGCCCCTTGAGCAGTCAAGAACTTCTGAACGGCTCTTTCATCTGTGTTCCTCTTCATTCTAAGTTTTACTTTTGCTCCTGTGCCCTCTAAAACAACTTCAAAAGTATCCGTAGCATCATCATCCAAACCCTTGATGTACAAATCTTCTGGTACATTAAAACTAAAAGAGACAGTGTTAGAGCAGGCAGGACACCTAACCGTATTAGTATAAGATTTTCTATACGAGATATAAAGAAGTTCCAGTAGAAGATACATACTATCCCCAACCAATAGATTATCAAAATCTATGCCTTTTGTAAGCACACAACTGTTAGACACCTCTTCCAAGATACTAAAAGGATTCTTCACCTTTATCGTCCTAATGAGTTTTTCTTCTCTCGTCTTTATAGGACGAATATCTACATTCCCATTAGGGCTTTCAGGAGTGCCGTATAAAGGGCTATCCTCTGAATAAAGATAACCCTTTGACGGGAGTTGAATAGTCTTTCTAAATTTATCTGAAGATTTTAACCCTTTGACTTCAACCTCTTCAGGTTTTACATTATCTACATCACTCACGATTTAAACTCCTTCCTAAAAAATAAAAGCAGTACCAAATAACAACTTTGTACTAGAAGTGCCTCCCTACTTCACGGGAATAACTCTATCACATTTCAAAGTACAGGAAATCATATTAGCATCTGTTCCAGCCCCCATATCACCACCGCCCGGATCAAGTTTCATAATCCATGCACCAATTATTGTCCACGTCCGCTTAGTTTTACCGTCTGGAGAAATTAAAGAAATACTACCCTGCCGTTTATAATCACTAGCAAGGGCAACTGCTCCAGTAGCAAAATCATATTGCGAATCTCTCCACTCATCCAACTGCTCATAAACACCCTTATCTACATAATCTGTAAACGTAATTTCCACATCGTCCCAAGAAACTCTACCGACATAAAACCTACTCTCATTTCCATATTTAATTTCCCCTGCCTCAAAATTTACTCCCGGAATTTTACATGTCGCAACTGACAACTGTAAAATATCGTTAGTAGAAGCATCCTCAAAAGAAATCTTAAAAAAGGCTTTACGTTGTGGTTCAAACCCGCCCTTCTTAGCCGCGATATGGTCTGCACTAATATAGTCTGCCATGATATAACTCCATATAAATTAACAATTTAATTAAACAGTTGCCAGATTGTTATACGTAAGATCAAGTACAATTCTCTCTGCGGTATACACTGGTACTACTGAAACCTCTATCTTCATTGTCTTAGCAGCAATAACCACAGCTGTGTTTGTATTCTCATCACATACAACAGTCCAGCCGTTAGTAGTACCCGCAGGATAGATTCCATTTTCAGCCGCGACATAGTAAAGAATAGGCTCAATTGCATTGACTACTCTTTCCCATGTACTAGACACATTAGGCAACCACAGGAACGCCTCTACTGCGGCCTTTATCCTGCGCCTCAATAAGTTCGCCAGAAAAACAACATTCACCCTATTAAAAGCAGTACCTTCACGACTCAAAGTCTTCTGACCATAAATCATAACACCCTGACCCGGAATATTACAAATCGGGTTCACATTATTACCCTGTGCATCATCGTACATATACGCCCTATCACCCTGCGTAGGAGAATACTCAGACTCCAATATACCAGATAATAAACCTCGTATATTACCAGCAGGGGCATCCCAAAAATTACCATTCTTATGTGTATACGCATATCTTTCAGCAACAAAACAAGAAGGAGGAACCCACTTCTCTTCATCATTATATGCGTCTTTAGTCATTTGCCACGGATAACATAATTGTCCTCTTTTCTCGTTTAACGCAGATGTCGGATCATCTCCTCCTCCACCCGTGCCATTATGCCAGTCCACTATTTCATCAACAGTCTTACCAAAAGGTGCATCAATTAACGCCATAGAATCATCCCGCGCTGCCGCAATAGCAAGCAATTCAACTACAATAGACCTTTCTGTTCTTCCCGGAACGGCGAAATAATCTACAACACAATGTTCAGGATCACGGAACATCTGCAAGCCTTGTGCTACACCTCCAGTAATTATACCTATTACATCAGAAGTACTAGCAGGCGCACCATCATCCCCACCAACCAAATCAACAGGAGTAGTAGAGCTATACAACGCAGTCTGTAAATTCAAAACCGCCACTATAACCCATGCACTATTAGCGAGCATAGTAGTAACATAGTAATCACTTGTGTCATCATCCATGACAACACCCGAATAATCCTCTACCACTGTCTCGTACGACCTCACCTGTATCCTATAAGTACCAGTAGGACGAGACGCCGATACAATAATATCAATGTTATTACCGTCCGTACCAGCAGATTTAGCTGTTACTTGTAAAGCCTCTGTACCGCCCACACTGGCCAACACAACCCCCGTAGCAGTCGCATCATCCTCATCAGCAGGGTCGCCAGAAGCCGCACCATCCCACGTAGCAACACGCACTACCTTAAGTTGATTACCTTCTCGCAGATACCTCAAACCCGCATCAATGCCGTAATGATTATCTCCCGGCCTACCGAACGCAGAAATTAAACCTGATTCACTAGTAACCGTAGTAACCGAATTCAAAATGCCTTTACGTGCCGTAGTAACAATGCCAAAAATAGACGTAGCAGATACAACGGGAGAAACAGATTGGTCAAACTCCCGGACAAATACACCGGGGCCATTTGCAATTGTCATAAGACGCTCCTAAAATAACATAAAATTTTTCAATTTAATTTTAACTGGCTTCTAATCATCATCAGTAACCACTATCTCATCTATCAAAACAGGGCTATCTGGCTCTGTAATATCATATATATCTGCTTGAATATTCTGAATATTTCCCGCCTCCAATACAGGGGGCACAATCCAAGCATCTACTTCTATTGTATAAGATTTCCGTACTACCTTTTTTTCTCCCAAAGTGTCCGTAGCAATATCTATATTTATATTACTAAGTCTTACCATCACTAATCTTTCCCCCATAGGAAAAACATGATCCACAGTCAGGTAAGTAAAATTAGTAGTAAATTTCTGCATAAACTGGACACCGAGTATATCTAAATCTTCCTTTGTCCTTGTCCATATATCAACCTGATAGGTCAAGGTCAACGGTTGAGGGTACTGCATCCCATAAATAGTATCCCTGTCTGTGTTGGTATACATAACCTGCCATGTAGCATACCTACTACGGGACATATCATAAGCCTCCCCTACTAAACTAACAGAAAGTACAGGCAAAGGTATAACAGTTAAGGACTCTTCAGGTATGCCTTTTTTCCTTCTCTGCTTATTTAAAGATATTTCAACCTGATTAAAAACTCTTTCAGGGGAAGCAAAAACATTTACTATCGGTCTATTGTTATATCGTAAACTACCCGCAAAAGCCTTTACAGCTTTATCGTAGTTGGAATATATTTGTGTAAAATTATCAAGAGCCAAGTTATTTTATACCCGCAAAGAATTTTTGTCTGAAATACTTCATCTCTGTTTCGATAAATATAGGTAACTCCCCCCAATGAGATAATATAGGAATAAGAGAAGTCCCATACTCTAACATCTGAGGAAAATTAACAGGCAATTTATATTTTTTCAAAACTTCAGGATCAGAATACACACCAGAAGCATCTATTTTAATAGACTTGATATAACCCTTTATGTAGCTATTTTTATTAACCAAAAAAGGATAGGCTTTTTTCGCCTGCTCAGAAACCTCCCAGAGTTTCAGCAAAGCAGAAATGCGCTGCTTAAATTTCTGTACTACTCGTTTAAGTATGTCTTCAATATTTTCTTCAAAAGATTTCTTAAACTGCTGATTTAAATCTAATCTCTGAAAAGGGACTTCGCTTTTTATGTCGAAATCTGTCATAAGATACTATTTATTAAGTGGGATAATCTGATACTTTGTAAGTTATACTCTGCTGTTTGATACTATACTATTCAACAAGAGTTTAAGAAAAACCTATACACCAGCAAATTCAGCAGAATCTATCCGTCTACGTTCTGCTGTAAACTCGAAGAAGATTGGAATATCCGTGTTAGCAAAACTTTTGCCTCTACGAACTTCCTTAATCTCATACTCAAATGTTGAATACTCTACTAAATCATTTGGGTTCGCTAATACCTGAACCTCTTTTGTCTCTTCATTCAATACTGCCAGTCCCGCCTTTATCATGTCTGGGACTGAAATTGATACCTCAATATTTCTTATTTTTTCAAGACCAAACTTAGATTGCGGATGTGTTTCTTCACTAGGTGCTACAAACGCCCGTATTTGTATAATATCTGAAAAACGCTTTCTTGTTTCAGATATTTCTAAGTGAGTCTCGTCTATATCCTCTTCCGATATTATAATCTTCCTATACGGAACTAAAGGGTATAGGTATTTACACTGGCCTTCAACTAATTGATAAACCAGTTTTATATCTTTCAAAGATGGAAATGTTGTCTGCATGATTACCCAATTATAGCTGACAAAGGTTGTCTGTAGTCCTGCAACTTTTCCTCTACTTTTTCTAATTCCATCTGGGCTTGCTGTCTCAAATCAGAAGCATCTAAACTAAGAGTCCCCGCCGCTGTTTGAATACCTGCAAACTTCCCACGAATCATACTAAGAATCATCTTCGCATTTGCCACTACACCCATTAAAAACGAATTCTGCAAATTAGAATTCTGAGAAGCCCCAAGAGACGCTATATCAAAATCCCTAGTTAATACATATTGTATATCATAATTACCCCCACTGGTGGCAATATATAATTTCTTATTAGTCTCGTCCAATCGCCAGTCAGGGTCTACGCCACGTATCCGTCTAGTCATCTCAAAATGCTGTTTGAAAATCACCCAATCAGAATTTGCAAATCGAGGAGGCATAGCCCTAGCAAGATACTCAAAGTCAGACATATTTTCAAGATTGGTAATCGTAGAAGGGAACAGCACCTGAACAGACTTTACTCCTCTAACCCCTTCAGGTAAGTCTACGACTACCGTAGTAACGCCCAAAGAAACCATAGTAACAGTATTACTATCATCATCCTCTGTGCCGTAACTATGGGTTAATTGCAAATCATCCCAATAGAGATATTCATTGAACAGTTTTAGTGTCTTATCTATACACTGGTCAATTTGAGTATCCACCAGTTCTACTTCAACCGTAGGGTAGCCTAACTCCGTCAAGACATACTCACGGACAGTGGAACGATTCAAGGGAATTAAAGACATACTTTAAAAATCTTTCTTTACAGATGTATGCTTCTTTTTAATATGATTAGTCAAAGTTTTTTTCGACCTAAACTGTTTTCCACAAGTATTACATTTAAATAATTTAGGAATTTTCTTAATTTCAGGCTCTACTTTTGCAGGCTCTTCTACCTTAACAGGTTCAGGCTCTACTTTTGCAGGCTCTTCTACCTTAACAGGTTCAGGCTCTACTTTTGCAGGCTTATTAAACCCTAGTAAATCATTTAAATTTTTCACAGGCACATTAGGGTTAGTAGACATTACCACTTGATCCTCTTCGTCTTTAGGGACAAAAGCATTAGGTATAGCCTTCTGAGCGGCCCCTACACCATGTACCGCCATAAGATGATTGTCAAGTGCATCCTTTGACGCAGATTTAAAGTTAGGACAATGGACACATGTATAAATGCCTGCTTTCCTGATATAATCAGGAGTAAATTCTTCAACAGGAACAGAAAGCGATACAAGCGGCCTCTTATTTACAGGAACCACCGGATACGGCTTAACTATGCCTGACGAATCTTCCTGCAAAATCGGTACACGAGTTAACCGTTTATTCCCCACAAAATGAGCATACCACGGATCAGTAGTCCCTTTACCCTGAGCAAACTTAGTCATACCACCCCGCTTATTAGAAACCGATACGGGATAAGGATTATTATTTACATATCTGTATACGAAAGCCATTGTGTTTTCTCCAATATTTTCTTTAGAAGGGGTAGGCGAGTTTTTACCCTACCCCTTCTAATTCCGTCAAGTCATAATATTTATTTAACTAGGAACGATGTCCCCAGTAATACTACCAGTAACATACATCAGAGGATTGACAGGCTTCACACCACTCCGCTGACACATAACTTTCCGCGCCATCATATCGTCTAGCATAAACGTACCACCGACATATAGGGGGAGATAGGGCGCATAAACATACCCTGTCTCAAGGAAGTTAGACCCTTTATGGCCCAGCATAAACTGGTCAGTGTAATTAACATCTGGGTCTTTAAATACTGTTCGACCGTTCAACGTACCGATTTTTTGGAAACCAGCAGTAGCAGTACTAACAGCATTCGCTTTGAATTTAGTCATCGTTTCAATGACATTACAAACCTCTACGCCAGCAACAATCCAGTTAGGCTGATAACGCTGGGTTGCTGAATAAATCATGTTGCCTGCCTGCACAAAAGCAAATTCTAGTGTATCTTTGTGCAGAATGGCCTGTACACCCGCCGGAGGAGTAGCATTCCACGTAACACTTCCCGCAGACGCAATTCCATACAGATGACGGACGATTTTATAGTTGATTTCCTTTGCAATTTCATTGGACATCAAACCAGTAATTGTTCTATCCGCATCTTCACCGTACAACTGTTTCATGTCTTGCTGCGCCAAAAGACTCCAAGAAGCCTTCAAGGTGTTTTGTTCCGCAGTAACAGACGCAGAAGTAATAGTGAAATCCAGTTGAGGAAGATCAGTATTGCCTTCCATATTGTACTTATACGTAGCAGTTACATCTGTACCAACGGCAGGAGCGGCAGCAAACGTAAACGCAAATGCGCCTGTAGCATAATTGATAGTACCATTGGCTGCTACATTACCTACCAGCACACCATTACCATCATCGCTAACAAACTGTGTACCATCAGAAAAAACAATAGTACCCGGACGGAGTGGGAGATGCTGAAGCGTACCAACAAATGCCGCTACACCAGTTGAGGTGGATTCATACTCATTCTCCACAGTCTCATCAGTATAGTGGTAATGAGCCGCCGGGCCTCTACGGGGGTCAAACATCGTACTGCCTTTAGTGATGCTACCCATCGTAGTGCCATAATTAGCAGTAAGATAGAAAATCAAACCGACTGGAGCAGACAAAGGTTGAACCGTTACCAGTTCAGCCGCAATGGTATTAGCCATAACCATCCGTACCAGCGGGAAAATATACTTCTCATAAGAACCGATATTCAATAGTCTAGTAGATTCGTCCATCGAATTCAACCAGTTCTGCGTGTTTTCAAGGAACTGTGCCATATTACCACGTTGGATCGGGTCGCTAATATCATCCCCAATAAAATCCAACCTAGAACGGGAAGACTTCTCATAACCCCGGACACTGCTTCTAGGTTTTCTTGACCAGTTTTCAGCCAAAATCTTTCGAGCGTTTTGCTCTAACTGGTTCTGTGTTTCCGCTAACATCTTAGACATAATGTACCCCTATTTAATAATTAACAATTTTTGGCAATCAACAATTTTTTTATTTAAAAAATGTTTTCCAAATAATCCTTAGATTTAGAGGGTTTAACACCCTCACCAATAGTTTTTCGCATCTTTTTCAACGACTCTGTAGTAACAGCAGAAACACGTCTTCGACCTACACGGGGAGCATTAGAAGGCCTTCGCACCCGCTTCGACTCACTAAGCCGTCTACCAAGAATCTTTCTAGATGATTTAGATTCCCTAACTCGTCTACCAACAGAATTTCGGGCACTGGGTCGCGTAGTCCTTGTACGTCTACGGCTAGTACCAACCTGCCCCTTCTTGACTTTCTCGACAAGGCGAGCAAAAAGAGCCTTTGCCAATTTTAACTTCTTCTCCAAAACCTTCTTTGCGGCCCTTTCAGACAAAGTAAGTTTCTTCAGCCCCTCTATCATAGCAACAGAAGCATCAACAGACTTTTGAAGTGTATCTTTATCCGAAATAGTCTGAGTCTTTTCCATCTTTTCAACCTTTGCTTTAAGTTTATTATGCCTCTCCATAACCTTAGCAACCATATCCTCCACACTGATTTCTTTTTTACTCTTTGTTTTATTAACGATTTTAGTCATAATGTTACCCCTACTAGGTTGTGTATTTTCATATTCAGTATCTTTAACAGTAAATCCCTTCCCACGAAGAGAGTTAGCCAAACTCTTAACAGTAGTATCATCAACTGTATGCCCGTACTTCTTCAAATTACTTTCAACCTCCCCCTTAAAAACATCCCTGCCTTTTTCATCCTTCCTATCCTGCGCTATCTGGGCCGCCAACTCATCCATGTCAACAGCCTCTTTTAAAGTATGAGGACGAGTAATTTTTATCGTATCCATTACTAAGTTCTCTAACTGTAAGAACTTTTCTTCTACCTTCTTAGAAAGACTCTTATTAGTTTTTTTCAAACCTTCTTCAGCCCCTGCAAACTTCTCTACAAACTCCACCAAACTTTCACACGCCTTCAAATCTTTTAATTTAGGTAAAGGTTTAACTTTTCTATCCTTTGACTCAACAACCCGTGTTGCATACGCCGTAGAAACGGAGGGTTGATATACAGCATCAAAGATGTCCAAATCATAATCTTCCTGCACCATTTCTACACCACCCTCATTGACGGTATCTCCTCTACCCCTAGAAGATTGTCCTACGGGTATATTCATCAAAAGGAGTTCAGACTCTATATTACCCATAGGGGTATTAAGAGTAGTACCTTCGACCATGATATAGTCACCCTTCGGTACACCATAATCATTATTATCCTGTAATGGCTCTCTCCAAACCTTCTCTATAATTCTCGAAACTCTACCTAAATGAGTGTTACCAGAATCAGGATGCTCCAACTCGCCTAAACCACTACGATTATCTATTTTCTGCATAAAAGGGGAATCTGGACGCAATGTCCTCTCCCATATAGCCGTAGGATAAAGTCTGTTATTTTGGTTGACTTCATTCTCTTTTTGAGCCGGGCCTCTAAATTTAACCCTCAAAGCCCCGTCAGATGAAACCACCTTCTCTGTTATGAGTTTAGAAACTAAAGGATTATCACTTTCTGTCAACAAATGTTTCAATCTTTGTCCATCCTCATATAAGAGTAATCTATAACTGAATACAGTACAGACCCAAAATTCTTTACAAAATCCATCACCCTGTCAGGAAATTTGTCTCCCAACATTTTTAAATATACTTTCAACCTGTCGTAACTCAAAACATAAGAATCTCGATTAGGCATAAGTATCAAAACTTCTTCGTCATAATAATCCGCAAAAAACTTTAGTTTTTCATCCCCCCCTATGTGTATTGGAGGAAATAATTGTTCCATCTGAGTCATAGTTTTTACACTAAACCTTTTTGGCCAACCCACGAGAAAGAGAATAGCCTGCGGTACTCAAACCCACTACTAAACCACCAACCGCAGTAATTAACGAACTAACTTGAGTTCGTAATTCATCAGACAATTCTACCGGAACCACCTTCAAAAGCACCAGTATACCAATAACAGCCATTGCAATACCAACTACGCTAGTGATTAACATAGCCTTATACTCACTTGTAGTCTTTCCTGTTTTAATTTCTACTTCTGTTTTTTTCTTAGTTTCTGCCATAGTTTTACTCCTAATTAAATTTTAAGGAAAATTTAACGATTACGACCTGTCCCACCGCCTTGTCCTCGACCTGTACCTTGTCCTTTGCCACCTCTACTACATCCACCCGTATTTTTATTTGCTCCTACCCCTCTACCGCTTCCATCTCGTTTTGGTGTTCCATTAGGTTTTGTTGCCATGATATACTCCTATAATCCTGCGAGCAAGAGACCCTTGCCCGATAATGCGGCTGATAATACAGTCTTCACAAGACTAGCAGCTGCGTCTTTAATTTCCTGTGTAACTTCTAGCGTAGTAATAACGCCTTCAGCGGCAGCAATTACCGCCTCCTGTTGTTCGAGTAATAACGGCGTTTCTAATTTCAAGGCCGCATTATCAAAGTGTTCTCCGTGTCCCATTATTCAGTTACCTCCGAAATTATATCATTAAGTGCTTTGAGGATTGCAGCAGCCTGAGCCGCTTTGTCATCGGTGAGTTCTAAGTACTTCTTAATCAGCGCATTCATCTCACGTTGATTCTTGAGGCCGGTGATTAACTTGCCCCATGTCTTTTCCTGATTGTCTAGTATTGCTCTATCTGCGTTCATATTTTCAATAATCAATACCGCTATTTCTTCGGTATTCTTACCATCAGATTTCCACTGGGGGACAAGCACCTCAGTTATTCTTGCCTGCCAATCATCGGACTGATCTTGTATCGTCGCATTACTCAACAAAGTAATATCCTCAATCATTGCAGCAATACTTTCATCCTGCATCTGCTGTACTGCCATGATCTCCGGAGGAACTGAATAACACCCTGCGGAAAACAACAATACAAACATACCTAAAAGAATACCTTTAAGTTTCATAACTCCAACCTCCAAGATTAAGTAACAGTCAAATCGTTCAACTCAGGACTAATAGCCCGTACCATACCATCAGAGACACCAGTAGCAGTAATCTTCCAATAGTTCCTAGTGCCTTTTATAGCAATAGTCATAGGCTGAGTAGCCTTTGAAGCAACACTAACAGAAGCATGAGCATCAACACTCCACGTTACACTGTCATCAGAAAAGTATGCCTGAAAAATAATGGCATTACCGCTGTTCAAAGAGTCCGAATTAGTACACAATAATTGAATCTTACGCAGAGACGCACCCCACGTAACAGATTGAAGAGACACAGCATCCATCTCTTTACTTGCACTATACGAACCGAAAGACCAATTGGCTTCATTTGTAATCGTCATCGAAAACTCCTATAAACTATTTAAGCGTATTCACTTACGTTTTCTCTTTTTGTAGGATTCAACTGTATCAAAGTACAGTCCAAACCCTCTTCACATTCTGCCGCAGTACGGAATCTTACATACTCATAATTTGAAGTGAAAAGAAGCACTACCACCCCACCACCAACAATATCTATCTCAGTCTGCCCTATAGCAGTCAACGTAGAAAACTCTACCGAAGCCCAAGTAGTTCCATCAGTAGACTCCTCCACATACAGCGTTACTGTGTGGTCAGCGGCCTCTGGTGCAGTCCAAGCATTGTTCGGAGGGGCAGGAGAGGCATTAGTAACATAAAGAGCCGACCCCGCAAAATGGATAGGGTAGTCGGACAAGATATATGTATTCCGTAAATCAAAAGTGTTAGAGGTAACATTAACCGCCATGAGTTATCCCTCCTCACTAGAAAATAATGCTTCTACAACATCATCCACATCTTTACCCTTCTGTACATCCATAAAAGCCTTCTTTACGCCTCTTTTAATACTCTCTTTTTTTTCTTCGTCATCATCCTCATCTTCGTCATCATCTTCGTCTTCGTCATCATCTTCGTCTTCTTCGTAATCTTCTACGTCTTCTTCATCCCCTAATTCATCAAACTCATAAGAATCGTCTTCTCTATTCAAATCCAAAGAAGGGCCACCAACAACATCAGATGACTCTCCCGGCTCAATCAGATTTGCAGTCATCTCAAATTGAGAACCACAAGTAGGACACGTAAAACTCGCACCCTCAATTAGGAAAACACCCTCACCATCTTTAGATTCAAGATTAAAAACTTTTTTACACTTAGGACAATTAACTACATTCATCGTATATACCCCTAATTTTATTTTTGGTATTAAACAACTTGGACTTCTCCAGAAAAATCTACTTCTATATCCATATCACCCCCAAAATCAGGAGTATCAAATATCTCATCCAAACTAATTAACACACCTAAAAAATCTTCACCCTCAGAATTAGCCTTAAACAACTTACAAAACATATTATATGCCTCTAAATCCTTCTCCAAGGTAGCCAACATATCCAATGGAGTATTAACAGAGAAGTATACTTTTATCCTGTCTTCAAGGAATTCATACCCCTCATAATACTCAAACAAACCCTGCACACCCATTACTTGCATAACTTTATCATAAGCCATACCCATAGAGGACTTAGTGTCCAAAGCAAATACACCCCCTACCTCTTCTTCTGGTAGAGTGGCAAGAATATCCTCGATAGATTCTTGGATACTTATATTTCCATCTCGGACATCATTTATTATTTTATAGATTAATTTAATCTGCCCAGCCCTCAAAATAAGAATACATTTTCCCTCTATATATATTATACTTTTGAGAGGCAATTTTTGCCATGTATCTATGTCATATTTTTACAAAAAATTATTTACGCAAAACCTTCTCTATCAAAATATCCAGCCTATCTTTAGACTCTAATAACCTAGACAACTTTCGCATCTTCTGATACCAAATCCAATGAGCCTTATTAAAACCATTTCTATCAGGTTTTTTGCTTTCAATCTTTCTCCAATGAGACAATAACTTCTTATTATTTACAGGACTCCCGTCCCAAATCTCTTTCCTGTCCTCTCCGTCCGAATGCAAAAAAACCTTTAACTGTTCATAATAACCATTAGCATTAGGTCTCGGAGATGACCCACTAACAGAGTATATATTAAATTTTTTAGGTGTCATTTATTCAAACCTTCCCAAGCAGAGGAACACATCTAATTTTTCTAAAATAGTTTCGTATGTCTATCTCCCTCTGCCGATTCTTACTTTTAGGCCGCATCTTTGTTGGATGAAAAATCTTTACACCCTTTTTCTCCAACCCTTTAGGGTCTCTGGTAGCAACCCACTTACAATCAGTAAACGGTACAGCAGTCATAATACCCAGCCCACACATACGAATAAAAATAGGCAAGAGGTGGTCATCAGCTATATTTGTATTATCCTTTGCATTTCTATATGGGGGATTAAAGATACCCTTCTCTTTGAACAGGTCTATACCTCTTCGAGTTATCATCAAACAACCCCCCTGTACACCCTCACCTTCAACATATTTTTTAGGTACAGGGCCAAAGACTTTCTCAAACTTTTCTTTTTCTTTTCTAAATACAGTAGCCCAGTGTTGATGAGATACAACATAATCACCCACCAAACCAATAGTCTCATCCGTTACCCTGCTTAACAAAGCATCATCTGCACCCTTATCCAAAAACAGAGTATCATAATCTATCGAACAGAAATGAGAAAAACTCCATTTAGATTCTGCCCACTCGATAGCCTCAAGATAAAGAGTAAATAGTCCTGCACCCCAACCATTAGGATGTGGGCTGTTATAAATTACATCTTCTCCAAGAGACTGCTTCAACTGCTCTGTCAATTTGATATTATTGTCAACAGCACAAATTACTTTGGTTCTTTCTGGGTTCGTATTCTTTACTACTGAGTCATACGTATCACAAATAAACGCAGGCTCTTTATGACAACGAATACATACTACCAAATCATAATGTTTATCCTTATTCATTTTTTAAGCCTTTACAACTTTTGTTAGTAAATGATGTGGAATAGATTTTGTAGCATTACGTGTATCTACAACAACTCTACTACGCTCTACAAGACGCACATAATCTATGTCCGTATGATCCGTTACAATCAAAACACAATCCTGCTGAGATAAAATCTTATCCGAAAGTGGTACAGATTTCATTTTGTAAGAATATTCACACATGTTTGGAAGAACAGGAATATAAGGGTCGTGATAGACAACAGTTGCGCCGCGCTTGACCAGCATGTCCAGCAGGCGTATCCCCGGCGACTCGCGCATATCGTCCACGTCCTTCTTGTAGGCCATCCCAACGAGAAGAATTTTAGCGTCGCGCAGAGCCTTACCATAGTCGCTAAGAGTCCGTACTACTTTATTAACAACATACTCTGGCATCGCCGTATTAATCTCTCCAGCAAGTTCTATAAAGTGAGTG